GAAGAAACTATACAGAGCACTTGGTGTTCCCGAGTCTCGTATTGCTGGATCTGGAGAAGGTTTTAACCTCGGTCGTTCTTCCGAAATTCTTAGAGACGAAATTAAGTTCACTAAGTTTGTTGGTCGTTTGAGAAAGAGATTCTCCAATGTCTTCAGCGATATGTTGAAGACTCAGTTGATCCTTAAGAATATTGTCACTCCAGAGGATTGGGATATTCTCTCCGATCATATTCAATATGATTTCATCTATGACAATCATTTCTCCGAACTGAAAGAAGCAGAACTCCTTAACGAAAGACTGGGAGTTGCTGCTGCTGTTGATCCATATCTCGGTAAGTATTTCTCTCTTGAATATGTCAGAAGACACATTCTGAAACAGAAAGACGAGGAGATTATTGAGATCGATAAACAGATGGAGAAAGAGATCAAAGACGGTAAGTTGATTGATCCTATGGAGATGGCAAATCTAGAAATGGCTAATGCAGCTGGTATGGATTTGGGTGCTCCAGTGAACGAACCAGGTGTCGATGGGTCTGCAACAGAAGCTCCAGAAATGCCCAAAGGTGGTGAAATATAAATACTTTTAACCATACTATTGAACTGTCATGGATGATTTAATTGATCTGATCGCAAAGAACGAGTCTCCATCGGATATTCATTCGAAAATCAAGGATCTTTTGTTTGCAAAAGCAGCAGACAATATTGAGACTGTTAAACCAGCCGTAACGGCTTCTATGTTTGGTGGTCCAAATCCTTGGTTAGAAGATGAAGAAACTGAAACCGAAGCAGAAGCTGAAGTAGAAGTTGGAGATGACGTTGAATCTGAAGAAGGTCCTAGTGCAGAACTAGAAACTTCTGAAGATGATGATGAAGAAGAAAACTAATCTTTACTTAAAATGAAACTCATTACGGAAGAAATCGAATCAGCAAAGATTCTTATCGAAGAAAAAGACGGTAAGAAATCTATGTTTATCGAAGGTATCTTTCTACAGGGAAACCTGAAGAATAGAAACAATAGAATGTATCCAGTAGATATTCTTGAAAAAGAAGTCAACAGATATACAGAGTCTTTTGTTTCTAAGGGTAGGGCCCTTGGTGAACTAGGCCATCCAGATGGACCAACAGTAAACCTCGATAGAGTTTCTCATAAGATTGTTGATCTCCATAGAGAGGGAACTAATTTTGTAGGTAAAGCAAAGTTACTTGATACTCCAATGGGTATCATTGCTAAGTCTCTTCTAGACGAAGGTGTAACTCTAGGTGTTTCCTCTAGAGGTATGGGTAGTCTTCGCGAAACAAGCGAGGGTTACAAAGTAGTAGGAGAGGATTTCATGCTCGCAACTGCAGCAGATATTGTTGCAGATCCTTCCGCCCCCGATGCTTTCGTTAATGGCATCATGGAGGGTGTTGAATGGGTATGGGATGCCGGCATCCTAAAAGCCACAAAAGCTATTGTCAATCCAGTTACTGAAGAGGTTATTGCACTTGCAGAACCAGAATCGGAAGTGGAAGAGAAAGTGGAACAAGTCCTTGAGGAAACAAAGGCAACTATAAATAAATTTGTTGATCAAAAGATTCTCGACGAGAAGAAATTGGAAATCTTCCAAAACTTCCTATCAAATCTTTGATTTAATAAATAAATACAGATTAACGATATCTACAACGATTAGACGGAGAGTTTCAAATGTCTCGTGGAGATTTACAAGAAATGGAAGTAGGCACAAAGCAATCCAAAAGCGCTGTAAATTCTGGTGCTAAGGGTGCAGATCCTATGCCCAAAATGGCAGATCCTGGTACTCAACTAGGTGCGGTAGAAGATCTGGGTGGTCCTACCCCTCAGAATTCTAAGCCTGATGACGACAGCAACAAACTTGCTACTCCTACAAAAACCATTAAACAGGTTAAGGATGTAGTAACTAAGGGTGCAGGTAAAGCTGACCCAATGCCAACAGCTAATAAGGGTGCAATGTCCTACGAAGAAACCGAGTCGGCTGAGACTGAAGAAGTCATCGCTGAACAGGAAGTAGAAGAAACTTCTTCTATCGTTGACGTTAACTCCGCTATTGAAGAGGATGTAAATGCTCTTCTCGCTGGAGAAGATCTTTCTGAGGAGTTCAAAGAAAAGGCTAAGGTCATCTTTGAAGCTGCAATGAACGCAAAGATCACAGATATCGAAACTCAAATCCAGGAAGCATACGAGACTAAACTCACTGAGGAAGTCGAAGGTATCAAAGTCGAACTCACTGAGAGACTCGATTCTTATCTGGAGTATGTCGCAGAAGAGTGGTTAGAGGAGAATGCACTTCAAATTGAGAAGGGCATTAAGACCGAAATGACCGAATCCTTCTTGGACGGCATGAAGAAGCTTTTTGAAGATCATTATGTATCCATCCCTGAAGATAGATATGATGTACTTGAGTCTATGGTAGACAAACTAGATGAAATGGAGAATAAACTCAACGAGCAAATTGAGAGAAATATTGCTCTAAATCAGCGTCTGTCCGAGACAACCGCTGAGACTATCATGAACAATGTTGCAGAAGGACTTGCAGTTTCTCAGAAAGAAAAACTTGCAACCCTCGCAGAAGGTGTTGAGTTTGAAAGTGAAGAAGGCTATCGCGAAAAACTAACTACCCTTAAGGAATCGTATTTCGGTTCTCCAAAGGCAGCTAGTTCTTCCGAACAGACACAAGAGCTAAGAGAAGAAGCAGGACACGTAGAAGAACCAACTGGTTCCATGGCTGCGTACCTTAGAGCTCTTTCCTCTGTTAAAAAGCAGTGATTTAAAAATTCAACCCTAAGGTAACTAACAATGCAACAACACATCAATTACAATCAGCTTGCTGAAAAGTGGGCTCCCCTTCTAGACTATGATGGTCTAGATCCTATCAAAGATAGTCACAGACGTAACGTCACCGCTGTTCTCCTTGAGAACCAAGAGCAAATGCTCCGCGAGAACGCTGAGTTCCTCGGTGAAGCATCCCCAACCAACTCTGCTGGTACTGGTGGTTTCTCTGGTTCTGCTGCTGATGCAGGTCCTGTCGCTGGTTTCGACCCCGTTCTGATCTCCCTGATCAGACGTGCAATGCCTAACCTGGTTGCTTATGACCTCGCAGGCGTTCAGCCAATGTCTGGTCCTACTGGACTCATCTTCGCGATGCGTTCCCGTTACACCAACCAGTCTGGCACCGAAGCTCTATTCGACGAGCCCAACACCGCATTCTCCGCACAGAACTCTGGTTCCAGCCTCTCTGCTGGTTACACCGATGTTGCTGCTGGATTCGGTACTGATGCTCAGGCAGGTACTAACCCATCCGTTCTGAACCCTGTTGGTTCTGCAACTACCTCCGCTTACAACACTGGTCAGGGTATGACCACTGGTGAGTCTGAGGCACTCGGAGATGGTTCTGGTAACCACTTCAACGAGATGGCATTCTCGATCGAGAAAGTCACCGTTACCGCGAAGTCCAGAGCTCTGAAAGCTGAGTACTCCTTAGAACTCGCACAAGACCTCAAGGCAATCCACGGTCTGAACGCTGAAGCTGAACTCGCAAACATTCTCTCCACAGAGATTCTTGCTGAGATCAACCGCGAAGTCATCAGAACCATCTACAAGATTGCTGAGCAGGGTGCTACTGTTAACACCGCAACTGCTGGTACTTTCGACCTCGACGTTGACTCCAACGGTCGTTGGTCTGTTGAGAAGTTCAAGGGTCTACTCTTCCAGATGGAAAGAGATGCTAACCAGATCGCCCAAAGAACTCGTAGAGGGAAGGGCAACGTTGTTCTCTGCTCCGCAGACGTTGCTTCCGCACTCACGATGGCAGGTATTCTGGATTACACCCCTGCACTCAACGCAAACCTCAACGTTGATGACACTGGCAACACCTTTGCTGGTACTCTCGCTGGTAAGTACAGAGTTTACATCGATCCATTCGCTGCAAACAACGACGCTAATCAGTACTACGTCATGGGTTATAAGGGTACTAATCCTTATGACGCAGGTCTGTTCTACTGCCCATACGTTCCTCTCCAAATGGTTCGTGCCGTTGGTCAGGACACCTTCCAGCCCAAGATTGGCTTCAAGACCCGTTACGGTATTGTTGCTAACCCATTCGCTGAGGGTAATGTTTCTAACCAGGGTCTCGGTAGACTCCTCGCTAACGCAAACCGTTACTACAGAAGAGTCAAGGTCACCAACCTCATGTGATTCATTCACACAACTCAATCAAGAGGGTCTTCGGACCCTCTTTTTTTATGGACTTTCATAAATAGAGTGCTTTTGCTATAAGATCATGGGTCGGTTGAGTAAAAAAATAGCTGAATCTAGTCAACCAGATTTTAGTAGTAATGAACCTGTTAATTATGTAACTGAGACTGAAGAAGTCATAGTTGAAGAGGAACCAGTTCCCGTTGAAGTTGAAGAGACAGTAGAAGAAATCCAAGAGGTTGATGATACGTCTGTTGAGGAAACACCAATGGAAACACCAAAAAAGAAAAGAATACCAATAAAAGCCGCTCTGTTGGTATTAGGCACAGTGATTGGAATAGGACATGTTGGTGTTATTGGACATCTGTTGAACGCAACCAGACCACAATATCCAGTTATAAATTTCCCACAAGGCAATTATTCGTCTTACAAAATGGAAGCAACAAGAGACGGATATAGAATTGAATATAAAGCAAACGATCCTGCTATTCTAGAATCCGAAAGATCTCTCCAAGTTGATCAAGAGAAGAGAGGATTATTTGGCGGTACAACTCGCAGAAGAGAATACCGAACAGATCAATTCACTATGGATGGTTCTAGAAACTTAGGAGGCGGGGCAGTTGACCCCGAGGGAAAGTTAGGTGCGAAAAGCGAAGAGTGCATCGTGGCGGACGCTGGCGCACGGAGTCAAGGTGCGATGGCGGGAACCGCAATTAGTGCAGGTTTAATTGTTCCAGCAGTCTCTAATATTCCTTATGTTGGTTGGTTGGCATCTGGATGGGCACTACTCTTAGGTCAGAAGATGGGTTCTGAAATCGGTTCTGAAGTTGGTAGTGTATTTAATGATTGCTGATATAAAGCTAAATACTAATGGAGATTCCTGAACAATCATGGCAGTTAGAAAACAACCCAAATCTTCTGTTTGGGAAAAACAAATACAGAATAGGAACTTTCTTTCCCCTGTCGGGTTCAAGTTCAATCTCCAAAAAGCACCAAAGGTAGATTTCTTTTCAAACTCTACTGGAATTCCTGGTATTGATCTAGGTGTTGCAATTCAATCCACATATCTGAAAAATATTCCAGTACCTGGCGACAAACTGGAGTATAGAGATTTCAGTATTCAGTTCATGATTGACGAGAATCTAGAAAACTATCTAGAAATTCATGACTGGATGAGAGGATTGGGATATCCAGAAAGTGTTCAGGAACATCTAGATCTAACGGAAGATGGATTGTTGAATCAATTCTCAGATGGAACCCTGATCATTTACAACAGTAACTTCAAAGAAATTGCCAAGGTAACCTTCCAAGATATGTTCCCAGTGTCATTGACCCCAGTTGAATTTGACGCTAAAGAAACTGATATAAATTATATTATGGCAGAAGCCACTTTTAAATATACTATTTTCAACGTGGAGAGTTTGGTGTATGAATCTTGAGATGATTCAAGAACTTTGGGAGAAAGACTCAAAGATTGATAATGATGAATTGCATACCGAATCAACTAAAATCCCTTCGCTTCATGCGAAATATTATAAGATCTTTAATAATATTTTGTTGCTGAAAAAGGGACAAGAAAACAAGTACAAAGTTTTAAAAAAAGAAAAGTGGGAATACTACACAGGTAAGGCACACCCAGATGTGTATATAAACAACCCCTTTGATTACAAGGTTTTAAAAGCAGACCTAGACAAATATCTTGATGCAGATGATGAACTCATCAGATGTGTTACCAAGATGGAATACTACGACATGATGCTTTCTTATTTGGAAAGTATTATCAAGGTAATTCTGAATAGGACTTATCAAGTGAAGAATGCTATCGAATGGCAGAGGTTTATTAGAGGTTATGACTGATTTAGTTATCTCAAAAAAGAACGAAGTATACCTTAAGATTCAAGCGGAACCATACGTTAATCAGGAACTATCTGATCATTTTACATTTGATGTTCCTGGTGCAAAATTTATGCCTCAATACAGAAGTAAGTATTGGGATGGAAAGATTCGTCTATACTCAACTGCAACTGGTGAGATCTACGTTGGTCTCTTGGACAAGGTTGTTGCATGGGCAAAAAAATCTGGGTATACCGTTACATTTGAAGATAACAAGTTCTATGGAACTCCATTCGAA